TTGGATATCAATGATTACCTGAATAACAATTATATGAGCAACATCATTAAACTTTTTTCATCTGATTATGTGGATGTAAAACATTTTGGTTATGTATGTTCAACCATCGCTACTTATCATAAATTAATGAGCCAGGATGCTGATAAAAAGGTTTTAAAGAAAAGTGAGTATGTTGGTACTGAGGGAGAAAGAATCAAAGAAATTGAAGTGGTTTTGTTTGCTAGAACTATCACTCAAGGGTTCTATGGTGCTTCTCAGATGTTGTCATTCAGGGATAATGATGATAATATATATGTAAGTTTTTACAGTGGAAAAAATGATTATGAAGATTATGTAAATAAAAGTGTTATTCTTTCTGGTACTATTAAAAAACATAATGAATTTAAAGGTATTAAACAAACAATTCTGAATAGAATTAATATCAAATAAAGGAATTAAAGATGAACACACCAGAACCATGTGATAAATGTTTTAATTTATATTGGGATGTCATGCAAGAAGATGATCCTTCTTATAGTGCAGAATGCAAACTTGGGTTGCTTATGGGAAATATGGATTGTGAAGAATTTTATCCTTGTGATATTAGTAGTTATATGTCATTAAAGAAATATATAGAAAAGGTTAAAAAAGACCTTGAATATTTTGAAAGTTATTGGAAGGAACAATACAAAATAGAACCTAATCTTTGGCCTATGGTTTTAGATAAAGATGAATGGAAAGAAGAGTTTAATAATTATATAAAATTTCAATTAAATGGAATATAAAGATTGATAGAAAAGATAGATAAATTATGTCTAAAATTGTTGAAATAGAATATTGTGGTGATTGTCCTCATAGATATTATAAAGGTAATGATTTATGTTGTGAATTAGATATCCTTTATGATAGAGTAATATATGAAAATAAACCTATTCCCGATTGGTGCCCTATGGATGATGAATATACAAAAAAAGACTTAGGGCCTAATGGAAAAATATTAACCAATAAAGAATTACAAGAATTGGTTAAATTACTTCTTGAAAATCTTCAATGTCCGTGTGGTTGTACATATGAAATGTCTTTAAATGAGCCTTGTGCGTGTAATTGGACACCTATTTCTGATTGGTTTACAGATAGAAATATTGAATTTTATTTTAAAAAGGAATAAAAATGGAAAAATAAATGTGTGGGAGTGGTGAAATTGGTAAACACTTCGTTATTTTAGTAGTGAACGGATGGATTAGAATAAATAGAACTTGATCATTCTAATTATTTTAATTAATAACATCGACAGACCCGAGGGGGTAACGAACTTATAATGAGATAGGATGCATACTAATACAGGTTCGAATCCTGTCTCCCACATTAAAAGGTTTTGAAAGTTATTGTATATAAAAGAAAAAAGGAATAAAAATTATGATTATACTTGTGGTATTTTTTATATGTATAATGGCGATTATTGTATCAGGTTATTTTGATGAAATAGGAAGTGGTATATTAATAGCTGTGGTTGTTGCTATATTTGGTTTTGGGTTTGCATGTAATGTAATTCCTGTAAAAACAAAGTTTTATCTTATAGAAGATTATACTATTACAAAAACTCCAATAAGGGTTGTTGTAGAATCAAATGGTATGTATGAAGTATTTGATAATACAGATTTCTTTTTAAATACAGATGATTTTGATATTTTTTTAAAAGTAAAATACAATTCTTATAGAACCCCTACATATAAAGGTATTGTATACAAAAGGAAAAAGGAATAAATAATGTTTGAAATGATTAAAATATTTTCAGCTGCAATACTTTCTACTGGCTCAATATTGTTTTTCTTTTTTGGTGCAATGTTGGCTATTGATTTAGTATTGGATGGAATGTCAAAAATTTTTAATAAAATGAAAGGATAAAGTATTATGGATTTAATTTCAATTATTATTGCTGTATTGATTACTTTTGTTTGTATTGGTATTATTGAGTTTATCAGGTATAAAAAGAAAATAAGAGATGCAGAATTTAAGTTATTTGTGGATTCTTTAGAAGGTGATAATGATACACAGGAATTTAAAGGTGATAAGCCTATGAATACAAAAGATAATTCAATAGAAAATATTTAAAGTAAAAAAGGGATGGTAAGAACCATCCCTTTCTTTTAACTTATATTATATACTTTATATTATGTACCTGAAGTATAGTCTAGATCTGTAGCTGTAATTTTGATATAGAAGTTAGAAGAACCAAATAAATGATCCATAATTCCATATCTACTTAGAATTCCAGCAGTAGGTTGAAAACTATCTTCAAAAGTAGCTCTTTGCTGCATTAGCTGAATATAAGGTAGATAAACAATTCCAGTATCATATTCACTTGCACCTTTGTATCCAATGATAACATCATCATCAGTAGCAAAAGTATCTCTATAAACGGTAATTCTACCATCAAGAGAACCAACTCTAGAAACACCATTTACTGAAGTATTAATATCATTATTAACTGGCATAACTGAGAATGCTGAAGTAGCTTCAAGTAATGCACAAAGGTCAGGAGATGCGATTACATAGTTACCAGACCCTCTTCTTGTATCAATAGCAATTCTATTAGATTTTCTAACAATCATATTATAGAAGTTTCTATATTTTTCAGCTTCTCATCTACCATCTGCATCTGCATAAGACCAAGTATCAGATGCTGCGTTAGTTCCAGCAAGAGTTCTAATTTTTTCAACTAATTCTCTATCAATTTCAGCTGTAATTTCATAGGCTAGAAAGTCCATCATTTCTTCTTCTAGTTCTAGTCCATGCATTGCTTTAATATCCTGAGCAACTTCTACTGACCATTTACCTCTTAGTTTTCTGGTTTTAGCTTCCACAATTCCTTTTTCAATTGTGGTTGAGACTTCTCTAATGCCCTTACCAGTACCAATTCCTAACCCACCTGCAACACCTGGATATTCATCATCTTCATCACCAACATCTGCAACTGTACTAGAACCAAGAGATTCACCAAACTGAGTAGACATAGCACCTGGGTAATTATCATCATAACCTTCACCTGAAGAAGCTCTTGTACCAGAGTAATAAGGATCAAGGTTATTATAACCAAGTTCTACACCAGTATCATAAGTTCCATCAGCTTTTTTATAACTTTGATCTGCAATAAATCTTACAGCAAAAGCAAGACCAACAGGGCCATTCATTGGTTGAACACCAACGATTTCATGAGCAATTAATTCAGGGAAAGTTCTTCTAACCATTGGGATGGCGATTTTATGGAATTCTGCATTTCCTGAATAACCTGATCCATTCGGATCCATTGAACCAGCTGTTTCTGTTCCAGGTCCACCAGGAGACCAAGTAGTAGCTTCATTTACTAGTTCTTCTCCACCAATAGCATATTTATACTGATTTTCAAGCATAATAGCTGTAGCTCTTGCAATTTTAGGATTTTTAATAGCATTAATCCCTTCTTGTTCAAGAATTGGTTTTCATTTTTTTATTAAATTTTTAACATATAGACTCATCTCATTTCCTCCTCTTATGTGATTTTTTAATTATATTTTATTGTTTTCTAAAATAGTAGTTCATTGTTTTACTTGATTACTTCAGAAAGTAGGATCATCTTCTAAATTATCACCATTAAGATTTTCATTTAGAGTAACACCTTTACCATCTACTTTTTTGTCATCTGTTTTTTTATTTTCATCAATTTTTTTATCATCAGTTTTATCATCATCAATATCTAATTTAAGAGATTCAAGAATAGTATTAAACTTTTCATCAATTTTCTCTTTAGATGTTTCATCTTCAAGTAAACCAACAATAGTTTTCTTTTGAGATTCAGTTAAACCTTCGCATTTAGAATATAAATAAAGGTTGGTTGCCATTTTCTTAGCATCTGATTCTATTTCAAGATTTTTAGCAGTTTCTTCATTTAAAGAATTTCTAAGTGATGTAATCTCATCTTTAGCTTCTTTTAATAGATTTTTAACTTCATCCTGAATCATTCCTTCATCAATTGCTAATCTTGTTTTAAATTGTTCAATTACATCATGATATAATTCCCCAAGTCTTGCATATTCAACAATGTTTTCTGGAATAACCATTTCTTCTTCAATGATATCATCTACAAAATTAGAAAATTTTTCAATGATTTCAGTCTTATAGTCTTCAAATTTAGTTTCAAAATCTTCAACCAATCTTTCTTTTTCCGCAGCCACTTCTTCTTCAATTTTTGCAGTAGCTTTTTCTTGTGCTTTGGTGTCAATAATAGTAACTAAAGCGTCTTTGACTTCATTTTGTTTAGACTCATCTAGTTTTTCAAGCCCTAACATTTCATAAATCTTATCTATTTTCATAACAATTAATCCTCCTTATCCTTTTCTTATTATTTATAATTATACTTTAATTCTAACATTTATTAAAAAAACTCAATAATAATAAGAGTTTTTTTAAAGTGATTTTTTAATATTTTCAATTACTTGTCAAACTCTTTTATGGTATTCTTTTTTAGCTTCTTCAATAGTTAATTCTTTTTCTTTTTCTAATTCAAATTCTTTTCCTTCATAGATACCATTAACAAATTCTGAAGCTGGATTAGAAGCATCACCTACTGCATCCCATGTGATTAAATTAAATGATTCATCTACATATCCATTTTCTGAAACTGTTCCTAAACCTCTTGAAGAAATACCAAATCTACCACCTGATTCAATTATACCTCTTATAATTTCGCCTTTAGGAGTTTTTAATACCTTTGCTTTACCATATACATCATCTTTTTTTCAGTCTAAATCTTCAATTAAAATAGCAGCTCTTTCAAGATTAATAGAAGGTTCGCTTGGATGGTTTAATTCACCATATAATGATTTGTTTTTAACCTTTTCCATAACCTTATTAATTTCTCTTTCAAGAATTGATTTTTTATATACTCTGCCATTGTTATTTTTTACTTCCGCACTTGAAAATACACCATAGATAAACAAATTTTTATCTTTGGATTCAGTTACTATATCTTGTGTTTGTGTTTCTGTTATTAGTTTTAAACCCATGATATTTTTACCCCCTTTCATAATCCTTTTTATATAACTATTTATGAATATCTTATATAAAATAAAATATCATTAATTAATCAATAATAGATATATTTTTTAAAATTAATTCTTGACATCCTTTATTTATTATGTTAATATACATCCATAATTAAACAAAGGAGATTAAAAATGGATTATAGTAAATATGAAAATAAAATGGAATATCCGTCTGCACCAAAAAAACAATGCTCTACATGCAGTAAAAGATTTTCACAAGATGATAACTTTTGTTCTAAATGTGGAACAAATGTGGGTGATGAATATAGAGAAGCAATGAATCATTTTAAAGTAGCACGAAAAAGATATGAAAAAGAAAATTATAGACTACATAAACTTTTTCAAGAAGATGCTCTTGACTGGATAGGTCTTGGTGAACATCATAAACGAAATTATATTTTTGAATATGTATGGGAACGTGAAAAAGATAATGGTCTACAAAGTGTAGTTGAAGAACTAGAAGCTATCTCTGAACTTTTTTAAGGGTCTTTAGATTTAATTTCTTGTTCTAGAAGGTTAATATTAATATTTAATTCATTAAGTTTTTTAATAACTTCTTTGTTAGTAGCTTTTTGTTCTTTAAGTTGTTCTTGTAAATGCTGTTGCTGTTGTTGTTGCAGCAACAGCATTTGTTTTATTGTATTATTATCAGGTTTTTGTTTTAGTTCTTCATTAATTTTACAAATTTGAATTTCTACTATTTTTGCATCTGCTTTTCTATCAATAGCAATAGCCATATTATTATATAATAATCCAATAAGAGGTAGTGTAATAATAGTAAATAAAGGAACAAAAATTTTTACTCATGATAATTTGCCTTGTGAGTCAGTAAATCTATCTTTTATTTTATTCATATTTTTGTTCCTTTATTTATTTAATCATCTTCCCCATCTAGATCGCCATCACCATCTTCATCTGGATCAGGGTCATCTTCTATTTCTATAGGGTCTTTTGTTAATTCTAATTCTTGTTTTAGTTTGTCGTTTTTTGCTTTTTGAAATTCTTTTTTTAGAATATCTTTACTATCCATAAATTCATCATCAACAAATTTATTAAAAGCATCTTTGATTTTTTCTTTGTCTACTGGCATAATGTTTCTCCTTTTTTACAATTTAAATTATTTTAAAACATTCCTTCTTCTTTAAATCCTAATTTCTTATCTTCTTTTAATCCTTCAGCATTTGCTTTAATTTCTTCATCATCTCAATGTAAAAATTTTCTCATTAAATAAGATTTAGAAAACTCAGGATTATTTGATAACATACTATAATTATTACTTCTTGTTTCTAAAACCGCCTGATGTAATTGAGATTTATATTTATTTGGTGGATTAAATTCTATTCTAAAACTATTTTCATCTAATGAATATTGTTTTTTATATCCTTTATAAAACAAATGAAGTAAAAATAAATCTTGAAAACTATTTGCAAATTTATTTTGTTGTTTTTCTAAAAATACTGCTCATTTAATCTCATCTCTTGTTATTTCGGCTGTATTATTACCACCAAATATTATATCTCCTTCTCTTCCTTCTTTCATATTTGTTACTCTTGACATAGGATATTTTAATGACCTATATAATTTCTTTTGAAAGTAATATAAATCATCTAATTCAGCAAATCCTGATGGATTACCACCTATAGAAGTAACATCTGAACCTCTACCATCTGATGATTGTGGAAGTCAGAAATTGCTTAATATAGAGAGAATTTTTGACTTATTGTTAATTTCGCCTGATTCTGGATCAAAATCTACTTGTTGGCTCATCTTTTCTTTTACTTTTTGAACAAATTTCATTGCTTTTTCTATTGGCATAGCACCTGTATCAATTTTAAATACAAGTCTTTCAGGACTTCTTATAAATCTATATATTACAACTGATGTTTCTAATAATTTTAACTGATTAAATGGTTGTTTACATTTTTCCAAATATCCTAAAATTTGTTTTTTGTTATTTCCATATCTACCATAATTAATAAATCCTATTTGATTTGGAAAAAATGCTATAGTATTTTTATCTTTTTCTGCTTCTTCAATACTATCAAATGATTTAGGTTTATCAGACAAGTTTTGTACAAAAAATAATACATTTCCATTCATAGGGTCAATTTGATAATCCATCATTTCAGCTGGGAGCTGTTTAATCCCAAGAATACCTTTTTTATGGTTATTAGGATTTAATATTTTTTCATAATAAAGTCTACCATCTATATAATAAGATTGCATTCAATCAAATAAAATATCTTGAATTTTTACTCTATTATAAAACAATTCTTCAAATTCATCTGTTAAATTTTTTACTATGTTTTTATTTTTGCTGATATTTTCATCTACAATATTTAATTGAATAATATTACCATTTTCTTCATCTTCCTGAGTAGATTCTATTACAGCATCTTCAATTACATCTGAAATTTCTGGCATTTGGGCCATATTTCTATAATCAAAAATTCTTCTTTTTTCATTTTGGTATTGTATATTAATAAATTTATTATAAAAATTATTAAATGAAGTTAATCCATTAGTACCATATCCAGTCACCTGAAAATCAGTAATACCTTCACCTTGATATTTTTCTGTTTTATCTTCAATATATTTTTTATCAAAGGCTTTCATTGCCTCATCTAATTGTTGTTCTTTTTGACTTTTTCCAAATAAATTATCAAATAATCCCATATTTTACACCCTTTTTAATAGTTTGTTTTGTTTTACATTTTATATCTCTGATAAATTCATTATTGAATCTTCAAGATTTTTAAGCAGATTTAATTCTTTTTCTGTATTACCCATTTTTTTTAATACATATCTTATATTATTTATCTCTGTTTTTAGATAATCTAAATCTTGTTTATAATAATTATAGGTAGTAATTTCTACTCCAAACACTGATTGAATAATATGTCTTATATGACTTGTTATTCCAAGTGTTAGTTTATCTAATTGCATTAAAAAAGACATTAAATTTTTTCTATTCACTTTTTTAATAATAGTTTTAGCATCTTTAACTATATCTTGTCTACTTTTACTATCTGTTATATCAGTAATCATATATAAAGCAGCTAATCTTACTAAATCATCAACATCCTTGCCAGCATTTTTTAATAATCCAAATAAGGTGTTTGATTTTGCAACTCTTAATCCTAATTTACTACCAGCTGATTAAATGGTATTAAAGGTTTTATCAGTCATTTCATTAACATATATATCATCACATAATATTACCATAGCAGTAAAATTTTTATATTTTTCTTCATTAATAAAAGACTGAAATCTCATTATTCTTTCTT